TTTATCGGCTGGTCCGGTAACACTATCAGCATAATGGCAGGATTAAGTGCATCAGGATTAAAAACACAAATAAAAAGTTACACAGAAACAGACTCTAATGTTTTATCAGATAGTGTTTTAGAAAATATTATTTTAAATGCTCAATACAAGATTTTTAGAGATGTTCCAATAGATGCAAATAGAAAACAACAATTAGGTAATCTAGTTGCTGGACAAGAATCTATTAACTGTCCTGCAGGGGCTGTGTTTATTAGAGGCATACAAGTTTACGATACAGCAGGATCTGCTATTACGGGAGCTAATAGATGGTTAGAGAAAAAAGATTATACATACTTACAAGAGTATCAGGATGTAACCGGAACCTCCGCTGCTCAAGGTCAACCTAAATACTACGCTATGTTTGGTGGTGCTACAGGAGAGTCAGATACTACATCTGGACGTATAGCTTTTGCTCCAGTTCCTAATACCACATATAGATTTAGAGTTCATTTTGATGCAATGCCCGCACTATTAGAAAATGACGATACTAATTATATTAGTTTAAACTTTCCAAACGGGTTATTATATGCGTGTTTAGTAGAAGCTTATGGCTTCTTAAAAGGCCCAATGGATATGTTGACATTATACGAACAAAAGTATAAACAAGAAGTACAGAAGTTTGCTGCAGAGCAACTTGGTAGACGTAAAAGGGACGACTACACAGACGGCACAGTCCGTATCCCAGTTCCTTCTCCGTCACCGTAATAGGAGATTAAGTTATGGCGATATCATCAGCAATATGTTCAAGCTTCAAACAAGAGCTTTTACAAGGTAAACACAGTTTTGAATCTTCTGGTGGACACACTTTTAAGATTGCATTATTTACTAGTTCTGCATCTTTAGGTGCAGCTACAACAGATTATTCAACATCAAATGAAATTACAAATACATCAGGTTCTGCATATTCTGCGGGTGGTGCAACTCTAACTAATACTGGAGTTGGATTAACTAGCACGACTGCGTTCACAGATTTTAGTGATGTGACTTTTTCATCTGCTTCTTTTACTGCAAATGGTGCACTGATATACAATACAACAACAGATGGTGGATCAGGAACAACTGATGCCGTTTGTGTTATTGCATTTGGTGGTGACAAGACTGCAAGTAATGGAACTTTTAAAATAGAATTTCCTACGAACGATTC